TTCTCCTTTCTATCTTGTCTTCCCTGAAGATTGGTTTGCAGATGGTGAGTACATTGTAGGTAATCTAAATGAGTTGTATCAATTCAGAATTTTGGGAGACCCTAGAATGGAAGGTACCAATGCAGTTTATAAGGTAGAACTTGCTGGAGGTAATACAGCAGGAGTTCCTGCTGAGAGACTGCTTGCAGGAGAAAGATTCTCTATTGAGGCTGCATTTGTAGAAAAGGAATTGTCAAGAAAGGTTGGTGATGTAAGATACACAAGCCCTGTTTCTATGAGAAATGAGTGGTCTGTAGTAAGAATCCAACACAAGGTTCCCGGCTCAATGCTAAACAAGAAGTTGGCTGTAGGTATTCCTGTTATCAAAGAGACTGATGGCAGATATACCAAGTCAGTAGCTAAGATGTGGATGCACAATGTAGACTTTGAGGTAGAACAGCAATTCTCTGAGTACAAGAATAATGCTCTTGCATTTGGTAGAAGCAACAGAAATTCCAATGGTGAATATATGAACATTGGTAAGTCTGGTGGTGTAATCAGGACTGGTGCTGGTCTATTTGAGCAGATGGAAGTTGCTAATACTATGTACTACAATGTATTCAGCTTGAAGCTTCTTGAGGATGCCCTATATGAGCTTTCTGCTTCTAAATTGGACTTTGGTGATAGATACTTCCTAATCAAGACTGGTGAAAGAGGTGCTATCCAATTCCACAAGGAAGTGTTGAAGACAGTATCAGGTTGGACACAGTTTGTTCTTGATAACAACTCTATTGGTGTTGTTCAAAAGACTCAGTCTCAGTTGCATCAAAATGCTCTAAGTGCAGGTTTCCAATTTGTAGAGTATAGAGCACCTAATGGTGTAAGGGTTAAGATTGATGTAGACCCATTCTATGATGACCCTGTTAGAAATAAGATACCACACCCACAGGGTGGTGTTGCCTTCTCTTACAGATATGATATTATGTACATTGGTACTATGGACCAACCTAATATCTTCAAGTGTAAGATTAAGGGTGATAATGAATATAGAGGTTACCAATGGGGATTAATGGCTGCATAAGCCTTTGCACATTTCTCAGTTCCCATAGCCTGACCTAGAAACAGAAGAGAGGCTAAAAAATAAAACAAGGTTAATTGCTGGAAGTTCCTTAGAGCTTTCACTGCTTTTTAAACTTCAAACATTTAAATATGGAAGTTAAAGAATTATGGAAGTCCCTTGAAGAGTATAAGGGTATTAGAGTAAGCTCAATTGGTAGAATATGGAAAGCTGCCAATAAGAGTAGAAAAGAGAGAATATTAACAGAGTTTCCAAAAGATAGAGATGGTTATTGTAGAGTCTCAGTTCAGAAATTGGATGGAACTTGGACTTCACAACCAGTACATAGATTAGTTGCTAAAGCATTTATCCCTAATCCAGATAATAAGCAAGCAGTTAATCATATAGATGGAAACAGACAAAATAATAGGATTGAAAATCTAGAGTGGGTAACTCCAAAGGAAAACGTAATACATTCTTTTAGATTTGGGTCAAGAAGAGTATGTAAGAAAGTTCCTAAGAAGACGATTCTAACAGATTTTCAAATAAGTCAGATAGATAAACTTAGAGAGACTTATACAGTCAATCAGATTGCTAAACTCTTTAATATAGAATATCAATCTCTTAAAAACATAATTCATAAAAAGAAACAATGTGAAAGATTGGATAATCA